GTCTCTAGGTGTGCCCCGGAGGGGATGGCCTGATACACCGCCAGTCCAGCTGGGCCACACACTTGGAGAATCTTCTCGGCTTCTGGTCCCATCGGATTGAACAAGCCCTGTTCATCTCGACTCAACCAGTGGGTTTCGGGGGCAGCCAAGTGGCTGACCACATCCAACCGAGCCGCTGCCTCCAACATCGGGAGGTTGTGCTGCACCTCATCGGGTGAGGTGAGCGCCAGTTGGGTTGAGGTGAACGCACTCAAGGCTGAACTCCCAGAGATGCGGTCTTGTGGACGCAGGAAGGAGAAGTCCGAGCGGGCCTTGGTAGTGTGGTGGGTACCCAGTACCGTATACCCACGCAGTTGGCAGAACCGATTCAACCGAATCAACTGTGGAGCGACGAGGTTATACCGGTTAAGGTCCACCCCCAAGAACACAATCAAGGGGTCCACAATAAACAGCGGACCTTTCAATTGGTCCAGTAAACCACAGAGCAGGGCCAGCGGGTCCAGCTTGAACCGTTCGATGTCGATGGTGGCATCGTCTACCAAGGACGCATGCGGGATGGTGTCCAAGTCAATCCCGACATCATCAGCCCGGTGTTGGAGGGACTGAATGGACCGGTCACCAGCCAGATAGGTGACCCGATCCGTAGGTGGTGGGACCTCCAAGAAGGGCTCACCAGCCAGCCACGCCTTGAGAAACTGAAGCAAGAGCGTCGACTTGCCAGCACCACTGGCACCAGCCAGGATGCTCACTTCACGGGGCGGAAGTAATGACTCAAGTTGCATAGGTGTGATAGTATCACAGATGAAGGAGGCTGAGATTGAGTATTTTAGTAGACAGGTCTCGTATTGAGACAGACTGGGCCTGTGCGCGCAAACGCTATTGGCTCACCGAATACACGGACGACCTCGACGGGCCTGTGCACCCGGCTCGCCCCATTGGGATTGTCCCAAGCACCCCCTCCCCAGCCCTGGCCTTTGGCCTGGCCGTGCACGAAGGGTTGGAGTACCAGATTCTAGAGTATACCCGTGGCTCCCACTCAGGGTTATCCCCACTCCGGTCACGCTGGGTGCCATCACAAGAGAACCGGTGCCCTCCCGAAGAGGCAGGCCTCTACATGATGAAGGGGCATGGCAACCCCCTTAGTGAGCAGGCCAAGGTCTGGGATACCCTGACCCCGGACCAGCAGGACACCGCACAGGCCCTGATCATTGGGTTCTTCAAGACCATCTGGCCTCGCTGGATGGAGCAGTATGAACCCATGGCCGTCGAGCAGGAGCTGGAAATGGAGGTGGACGGGGTCATCTTCATGATGCGCCCAGACCTGCTGCTCAAGGACAAGCAGACCGGGGACATCTGGTACCCAGACTTCAAGACCTTCACCTCATGGAACAATCGCAAGTGGGACTGGGGGCTGCAACAACAGCTCACCATGCTGGCCTGCGAGAAGGCCTTGGGGGTGACCCTGACCGGGGCATGGATTCAGGGACTGTCCAAGGGCAGCGGCCGGAAGGGAGTCCTCTATCACCCCTTGGTCTACGGCTACCGACACCCCGGTACCCCCGGTGTCACTGACCCCACCTTCGGGAGCAAGCGACGCTCAGGGTTTGAGCGGTTCCACACCTGGGACTATCCCTACGGGGGTATCGAAGGCTGGATTGATCGCTTGGCTGACAAGGACCCAGAGCTACTGTCCAAGTGCTACCCCCAAACGGCCCCGCTCTTCCTCAAGAAGGAGCTGATGGAGGAGGAGATCGTCCCACAGGTAGTGGCCCGAGAGAAACAAATTGAGGCGCTGCGTCTCATCCACGGAGCCACCCCCGACGAACATCGGAAGCGCTTCCCGATGAACATCAACCAGTGCGAGACTGGGTATGGCCGGTGCAGCTACTTCGAAGCCTGCCATGTCCCTGCCGTACACCGGCACCCCCTGAAAGGAGGTGGCTACAAACCACGACACCCACACCACAAGGCCGAGCAGGATATCCATGAACTCCTGAGTGGAGCCGAGCCGGGATGATCAGGATGCTGTGGATCGCGTTGTGGATTATCTATGTGATACTGTTCGCGCTTTACGTTCGTGACCATATAGCAGAGGAGGACTGAGTGGCTGAGCAACCGCTCTCCCTACCGCAAGACCTATCCGTCCTGCTGTTCGGAGACACTGGACACGGCAAGTCAACCCTGATTGCCGAGCTGATTGAAGAACTGTACGTCACCCAGGGTACCACGGCAGCTGTCTTCCTGGCTGACCGTGGCTCCATCAAACCCTACAAAATTTTACAAGAGCATGGGGCCGTCACAGCCTACACCCCACAAGGGAACCCGTGGATGTGGATGCACCATGCGCTGCGCGGAGAGGTGCGCACCGAGGAAGGGAAGTATGAACCCGTCGCCAAGGAAGGTGTCGGGCTCATCGTGCACGAAGGACTCACGGCCTACGCTGAACTCCTGATGTCAGCGATGGCAACCATGTCCTCCAACGGTACCAACATCGGAGGGGAAGGGGCCTGGAACGTGGTCCTCCGAGAGGGGAAGGACATGCTCAAGGTGGGCACCAGTAACATGGCACACTACGGCATGGCCCAGCTCCAGATTCGTGAAGGGGTGCTGGCCCCCAAGCCTCCCGTCCCCCACATCTATACCGCTGGGGTCAGGCGGGGGGAGAGTGCAGCCAACACCCCAGTCTTAGGGCCGTTGGTGGTTGGGGAAGCCTTGACCGGACAGCTGCCACGCTGGATGGACTACACCTTCCGGTGTGCCATGACCAGTGGGAAGTATTACCTGCACCTGTCCCCCCATACCGACCAACACTTGGGGCCACGCACCGTGGTCCTGTCGAATCCCCGCCTCCCGAAGGCGGGAAAGGAGGTAGAGGTTCCACCATCAATTGAACCGGCGTCGCTTGTGAAAGCCCTACGTTTACTGGCTGCCCGTGAAGCGGCAGCTGCCAAAGAACTTTCTGCTAGATTGAAACAAAGGAGCAAAGCTCAATGACATTTGATCCCAAAGGACTCAAAGGCCCCGACCCCACTCAGTGGGATGACCGTGAATTTGAAGGCCCCGTACCCGCTGGGCGCTACACGTTCAAGGCTCCGACTGAGTTTACCTTCATCGAAGATGAGGGCTACCTCGGCGTGGAGATGGACCTCGACACCGAGGACGCCCCCGAGGGGTACTACACCTCCATCCGGTACGTGAAGGCCAGCTTCAAGCCCAAGCGCAGCGGCAATGGCTCACGCTTGACCGACTACCTCAAGGCCTGCCAGCTGGAACCCTTGGCAGACAATGATGTGGACGCCGCAATGGATGCGGTGCGCTCCACGGCAGGCTGCCTGTTCGAAGCTGAAGTCTCGTGGCGCTGTTGGGACAAGGATGCCTCCGAGGTCCTGGCCAACAACTATCAGGACTTCCCCGATAACCCCGAGAAGCCTGGGGAGAAACTCCCCTACGTGGTCAGCCCTACCTCTGGTAAAAAGGTCCCGGCACGGGCGAACATCTTCTACTTCGTCCGACCGTAGTGCACACCAAACCTGATGCCTGTCGAGGGTGTCCCCTCGATAACGCAGGCCAAGGGTTTATGTCTCTCGATGGGGAGGGCACCGCTGGTGTCCTCCTCGTCGGCGAGGCCCTCGGTGCTGAAGAAGCGCAGGCCGGTCGGCCCTTCGTGGGGCCAGCCGGTCGAGTGTTGAATGACTGCATTGCCCGTGCCGGGTTTGAGCGCAGTCAGTTCTCCCTCGCCAACGCGCTCTGGTGCCGCCCACCCCATAATGACATCAATCTTCCTGCCATCCCCAAGGCGTTAGCCAAGTGTTGGAAGACCCACCTGTACCCAGCCATTCAAGCCCTCCGCCCTCGGGTCATTGTCCCGCTAGGGAACACCGCCCTGCGCCAGTTCAAACCCGAAGGGTCTGTCATTGATGCCAGAGGCTATGTCTCCTACTGGCGTAACCATCTGCTCCTCCCCTCGGTGCACCCAAGCTACATCCTGCGAGGCAACCCTAACTTCGAAGCAGTCCTCATCCATGACCTCCAGCTGGCCATGCGTATCACGACCGCCGGGTATCACCGGGCCACCACTACCTATGTCCTCGACCCGACCATCAGTGCAGCCACACGGTGGACACAGCATGAGCTGCGTGACCCCACCACCCCTATCGCCTTTGACATTGAAACCTCAGACAAGGCCAGGGATGAGGACGCCCTTGACCTCAAGGCGACCGGCCCCATCACACGTATCAGCTTTGCCTCGCGGCCTGGGAAAGCCTTGAGCCTGCGCGTGACACGGCGTACCCAACCCATCATTGCTGCGGTCTTGGCCTCCCCAAACCCAAAGATTGTGTGGAACGCCGCCTTCGATTGCCCCCGCCTGAGCGCCAAAGGCTACACCATCAACGGCACGGTCTACGACGGGATGATTGCATGGCACGTGCTGCACTCTGACCTACCC